CATGAGCAGCAGGCGTGACAATCAGCCCTGGTATGATAGACGACACAACGAGGACGCCCTCCAGCGAGCCGATGCCCTCCGTACTATGGAGCGCACCCGTGAGGCTATTGCCAAGCGTAACCAGCGTGCGCAGGCCGTGCAGGCCGTCATGGGTGGCACTGAGGAGTCGGTGCAGGCAGAACGTGAGGCGGGCAATGAGGCTCTCTCCAACGTAGCCAGCGCAATAGCGGCAGACGGAGCAAAGCGCAAGGACCTCATCGAGAGCCAGTACATCCAGCGTCGTGACGGCTTCCAGCAGCAGCTCAACCAAATTGAGAACAACCGAGCCCAGGGTATCACCCAGGCTATCGGAGGCGTAGCACAGGCAGGCGCAGGTATCGCCAATGCCTTCGATCCACAAAGCAGTAAGTAACTATGGGAGTGCTCGACGATATTCGGAAGGGCACGGGGCGCGAGGTGTCACGCAAGGAGGACGCACCCGCCAATGTGCAGCAGGCGACCGCCCCTGCACCTTCACAGACACCCGCTGCCCCTACCCCTCCTACCCCACAACCACAAGCCACAGCCCCCGCGCCCAATCAGGGTGGCGGGGCTACAGCTATTAAGCGCATCCAGCAACTCGCACCTACTCCCGAACTACCACAGGTGCAACTCACCCAGGCAGACAAGGAGAAGGTCACACGCCCCACATCTTATGTGGAGATCCTGCGCCACCTCACTCCATTCACCCCTCCCACTGCCGAGGAGGTGGAAAAAGACAGACGACGCCAGCGTAGCCGTGAGGCTATCGCAGCAATAGGCGACGGGGTGCGCGCTATCAGCAACCTTGTTGCCACGGCAAACTATGCGCCCAATGCCTACAAGCCCACCGAGACAATGCTCGGAAGTGTGCAGGATAGATACGAGAAGCTACGAGCAGCCAAAAAGGCTGATGCCGACGCCTATCTCCAGGCCTACATGAGAGCCAAACAGCTCGACGATCATAACGACCAGGCAAGAGACGCACTGCAACTCCGACGTGAGCAGGCCGCACTCGACCACCAGCTCAAGCTCGCCAAGCAGTCACAGGAATATCAGAAGTGGGTGGCACAGCTCGGGGCGAAGGAAGCCGACCGCAAGATCCGAGAGGAGCTGGGCAAGGCTGGGATCCAACAGCGAGCCGACGCACTCGCAGAAACGAGACGGCACAACCGAGCGTCCGAAGCAGAGCAGAGCCGACGCACGGGAATCATGGCGATGCGTGCAGCCAATAGCGAGGATGGGAAGTATCTACGGATCTATCGCGGGGAAGGCAAAAACGGAGAAGATATGGGCGGTGTCGAAGTACGCGAAGACACATTCAATGACGTAAATATCGGACATATATACAACCAGCTCCCTGAGTCTATCCGTGCTCAGTACCGCACGAAGAAGGGGTATGGACCTAAAGCCACCTACCAAGAGCCGAGTCCATCTGAGATGCGTCAGATTATAGGTCAGAACATCAACGATCCGAACGTTCAGAGAGCTCTCTTGCGCTTACCGAATGCACGCATAATTAAGCCACAGCCTGCACTCACTTCTACCCCTGCACCCGCACCAGCCCCCGCGAAGCCAGCACCGAAGGGAGAAGCCTATAAGGGCAGTGGCTCAAAGGGCAAAGCCTACTAACCAATCACCAGCAACTCATGCCAAGCGATAAGACGCAAAAGAACCTATCAGGACTCCACAATACGCTGGAGACCATGGGCTACTCAGTCCCAAACATTGACCAGTTCGCAAAGGATATGCGCAAGGAGGAAAACCTGCGCAGTGTATATGACAAGGTTTCATCGGGAGGGTATGAGCTTCCCGACTTCGAAACCTTCAAGGCAGACATGGGATGGGTAAAGCCAACCCCTGCGGGCGTTCCAACTCCACTGCGACCAAAGGACCAGCTCGCACCAACGGGCAAGCCTAACACGCCTGCCTCCCCCTTTGGCTTTGACCTCCCCGCCAATCCTAATAAGCCCTCGCACGCACCCAAGGCGCGCCTGGGCTTCCCACGTCTTGACAAGAAGATGCGACCAGTGCAGGAGGTAAACGACCCAAGCGTACCCCTGCTCAAGACCACACGAGACGTAGCACAAGACGAGAATGGCAACGTCGTCAATGTAGTGCAGCCCGAGCTTGTCCCCGACTTCGATCCCAGCAATGGCGGGGTGACAGCTCCCAAGGCTCTCATGGACGTGACGACGGGTAAGACTATCCGCCCCACCGAGCTGAGCAAGGAGGAGGTAGACGGCTACAACGCTGGGAACATCGACGCGATCAAAGACCCAAAGCTCCGCCAGGCTTTGAAGGAGGCCAATATCATCTACGCTCCTACGCTCACCGAGAGCGACGCACGACGTAAGGCGGGAGAGCTGACAAGCGAAATCGACAAGGCTCTTGCCGAACGCACAGAGTACCTCGACAAGAAGATGGGAGAGGTGACCATAGCGGACAGCCCGACCGCATGGGGCATTCGTGGCTTCAATATCCCCGCAGCTGCGAATAAATCCCGTATAGAGCAGGCTAACGACAGCGAGTATATGACGCTGGAGGCTGCTCGTAGGACGATGCAAGACGTGAACAACCTCATCGCAGAAGCTGACCACAACACCAAGAAAGGCGGAGACCTTGCTTCTGTCTATGAACGTAGTGCACTCGCTGGGACGCTCCGAGGCTTCGGGACAACCATCATCAATCCTAAACTATGGGATCAGGGAGCAAGAGACTTCTCCGATACCGCACGCCTTGCCATGGCCCTCGACAAGGCTGACCGAGGCGAGAAGCTCACACGAGGGGAACAGCTCCTTCTCGATGCCAAGGCTAACGAAATGGCAACGGCTCTCTACTTCGAGGACCGCATAGGCCGTGGGTATAAAGCCGGGAGTGTCACCGCGAATGCCGTCCCCTTCATGGTTGAAATGGCAATGAGTGGTGGTATCTCAACCATGGGGAAGAACGTATCATCAGGGCTTGCTCGCTATGCTATGAGACGCTTCGGGACAAAGGTGGTAGGCAAGGAACTTATTAAGGGTGTGATACGTGGAGGATCTAAGATAGTGGGGTCGATGGTCGCTGGTGGTGCAATGGCGAATACCTTCGGGGCAATGAAAACCGCATCCAATATCATTGGTCGCACCACAGGGAATGTGCAGTTTGCCACGGGCGTGGATGCCGAAGGGCGAGCAACGACTACCTACGGAGGTCATACCGAGGGTGACAGCTTGGGCGAAGCCTTCGTTAAGGGCGAACTATCAAGCACAGCAGAATACGCTACGGAGCTATTGGGCGACGGGCTTGTTGATGCGGTGACGTGGGCAGCAGGAAAGGTCGCCTCCCCTATTGCCGCCAAGATCACCAAGCTGATCGGGAAGACGGGGACAGAAGCAGCCGAGCAGGTCGGCAAGAAGTCAGTACTCGGGAAGGTAGTGGGGGGCGTCGGTGATGCTGGGGTATGGACCTTGTCGAAGGCAAGCAAGTTCATCGAGAACATGCAGGCCTCTAAGTTCGCAACCTCACTGAAAGCCCTTGAGAAGCAAGCGCAATGGAACGGGGTATTTGGCGAATACCTCGAAGAGCTCGCCAATAACGCTGCCGCTGTGATGATTGGAGACAAGGACCTATCAGCCGACAAGGGCAAGGGCTTCTTCAACCTTGACGACAATATCGACACCTTCCTCGGAGTCTCCCTTATGGGTGGCGTGATGAGTGGCGCACAGACCGCAGGCTACTTTGCTGGCGGTGGTGCACGTGGCATGGCCCGCTATCAGATCGGGCAGAGCGAGGGTGCAGTGTGGAGTACGCTCACCACGGATGAGCAACGCAAGGCGTGGGACGACGTGCGCAGGCAGATCCTGCTCCAGGATGGTAAGGAGCAGGTAGACGCTGTGAAGTCCGCACTCACTAACCCTAACTTTAACGCAGAGCAGCGTCGCGCTATCCTCGACTACACTAAGTCAGTGCAGACCTACAAGGGTATGAGCGAGTACCGACGCAAGCAGAGCGAGGACACCAAGGCAGACCCATTGCAGAACGAGCTGGCAGACTCCTACGACAAGGGCGCAGGGATGACCGAGGCGGAGGAAATGAGCCACGCACGCAGCTGGTATGAGTTCGCACAGCAGAAGGCGGCAGAGCGTCTCGGGGTAGATGCTAATGCCCTCGATGAAATGGGAGCACCTGACCAGCTGACGCTCGACCAGGTAGCACAGCTACGAGAGGAGCACAACGAACAGACGGTGCAGTCCTACGTGGACTACCTCAATGCACGTGCTACCTACGAGGGCATGATCGGCAGCGTCTCGCAGGGCATACAGGCTGAGGCAGCACAAGCCGAGCAGGCGGTGCGCTCACAGCAGCACAAGGACGGGACGCTCCGTCGTGCCACTCTCCGTGGTACGGAAGGGCAGAACGTCGAAGCGCATATCAAGGATGGCGACCTTGTCATGGATGAGGAGGGCCGTATCGATACCGACAAGTCCAGTAAGGACTTCATCGTTCGCGATAACGAGACGGGCGTCGTGCGCTTCGCCAGCATCGACGACATTGTCAGTGCAGAGCAGCCCAAGAGTGCTGACGACGCAGTGAGCGAAGCGGTCAATGCCGTCTACGAACGACGGGAGAAGGAAGCAGCCGACGCTATCAACGGGACTGTCACACCGCAGGTAGGAGCAGTGTACGACCTCCTCGATGCTGATGGCAATCCCCAGCAGATCGCTATCCGACAGGTAGGCCAGGACGGCACACTCGATGTGGACTACTCAGGCGTACCTCACAAGATGACGACCGACGAGTTGCAGACCATGGCGGACAACACCCGCGCTCGACAGATCGAGAATGAGCATGCAGCCCAGGTACAGCAGGCAAAGGCCGAGGAGAGAGAGGAACGCGAGCAGGCAGGCCTCCCACGCTATGCACTCAATGATGAGCTGACCATTCGCACCCCCGAAGGTGAGGAGGTCACGGCCTACGTCACCAACGAGGAGGATGCCGACGGGAATATCGAGGTGTACTTTAATGAGCCCTTCGACGGGAAGAAGGTGCACCTCTTCACTAAGGACTACCTCGACGGGGTGGTAGTGGGTACACGCCTCAGCCCCGAAAGCAACGGGAACACGCAGGCCGTGGAAGCTCCAGCCACTCCAGCAGCACCAGCCTTAGCGCAGGTACAGCCAGTATCTGATGAAGTTCCCGAAGAGGCTACCACCGCACCAACACCTACACAGGAAGAAGAGAACGACATCATCGGTCGAAGTATGACCGAAGAGGAAGCCGAAGCCTTCCTTACAGCTATCTCCAACAATCACGAGGTAGCCCCCGAACTTGAGCTGACACCTGAGAATTGGTATGCTGAGTTTGGCGAGGATGGTATGGTGCACACGCCCATAGGAGATGCTCACATGGGTGAAAACCAGTTCCTCAAGATGATGCGCGATGGGAGAAAGAGTAAGCTCGGTATGATCCGCCCAACGCTTGAAGCTCCGCACGCTATTGTCGAAGAGCCAAGCATGGCCAAGGAAGGGCAAGAGACAGAACGAGACAGCTCATATATCTACATCCGCGTATTCGAAAAGGAAGATGGGAGTCGTCATTACCACTTCACCTCGGTATCTGTACTGCGTGATGGAGGTGAGGTAGTCGTGTCTAATCAGGAGAAGAGTAGAAACCAGGTTAAGCGGTTGCTTACAGAAGGCGTAGTGCTTTGGATGCGCGCCGACAACGCACCTGATACTTCGGACGTAGATCAAGACTTATACTCATCGCAGGGGACTGAATTGTCCGACCCCGCTTCTGAGGGCACGGATGCGTCTCAAAGCACGCCTTCTGAGAGCAAAGATAATGAAAGCACCTCACACGCTGACCCCAACGATGAGAGCCTCTCACCCGAGGAAGCATACGAAGCTGTGTCGCGTGCAGCCAATGGTGACGCAGTCCTCGCTCTCGAGGTTATCAAAAGCACCATTGCCGATAAGGAGAAGGCGCTTACCAAAGCTAAGAAGGCCAAGCCCCGTAGTGCAAATACTATCGATGGTAAGATCCAGGCGCTCGCAGAAGTAGCTTCGGGTATCAAAGCCGCAGAGACCTCACTCGCACATTGGCAGGCCGTCTCTGAGATCGCAGCCGAGCAGGTGCAGGAGGAAGCAGGAGAGGTAGCCGAGCCTGTTGCAGAGCAGGAGGTCGAAGAGCCTACGACCGAGCAAGCCCCCGCAGAGGAAGAGGAAGAGGCTGAGCAAGAGCAGGAGGAAGAAGCCACCCCCGCATCCGAGGACACCGCACCTGAATGGGGTAAGGACAATCCAGCCGACGCACGCGCACGCGGGTACATTAAGGTGGAAGGCTTGCGAGTAGAGCGTCAGGGGAAACTCTCCGACGCGCTCATCGGCCAGGAGCCTCA